GCACGTCCTTGTCCAGCAACCTGATGGTCTGGTAGATGTTGTTCAGCACCCACCCGCCAAGAAACCCGGCGATGGAGACGGCGATGTTGAAGAGGTATTGCGTGTCCATCATCGTGCAAGAGCATTGACGTTTTCGGATTCGGGCGCAAGGGCGTTGACGGAGCCGATCATCGCACCTCGCGTCAATGCCTCGCGTGTGGCTGCGTTTGCGGCTGTGCCAGCCAGTCGGGATTCCAGTTTTAGCGCCTGCTCAACAGATTTTGCAGCAATCGCCGGGTTGGTCATCTCACGCGCAATTTCCATCGCAATTTTCGTGTCGATCCTCAACGACAGCCGCCGCGCCACGTCGTTGAACAACGTCAAAACGCGGTTCAGATACGACGCAGTTGGTAGCCCCACTTCGGCCAACGCTTCTTTGCCAACTTTGGAGATATCTGGCGCGGCGCCTTGGCCCAACGCGGCTAACCGCTCGTACTCGCCGCGCCGCAACAAGTCTTGCTGTACTGCGTTGACGTGCGACAGTTCTTGCGGAGACAGCCCCTTCGTCAGCATCTGCAGCCGGCGCTCCACGGCGTCAGCCGTGGCGCCAGGCGGCAGCGGCGGCGACAGCTTGACGTTGGTCTGCTTGGCAAGCTCGTTGATCTTGTCCAACCGTGCAGCGTTCTGCCCCACCACGTTGATGCGCTGCAGCACGTTCATGCCGGCGTCGTCCAGCACCTTGATGGGGTCGGCGTACTTCCGCAAGAACGCCGCGTGTGATTCAGCCGTAGGTACTTTGACCTCGCGCATGTACAGGTCTTCGATGCCGGCCCGCGCCGTCTGCATGGCTTTCGGGTCATCGCCAAACAATGTGACGAAGTTGCGCGCCTCACTCACGCCACGCGGTTGGAAGTACTTGGTGATGACGTCTTCGGGCTTGATCTTCGGCTCGTTGAGCGCCGTGGCGCGGAACATCTGATCGTTGACGCCAGTCTTGAACCGAGGGACGTACTTAGTACGGTACAGGTTGAGCGCGTCGTCGTACGCAGCCTTCGCCGTGTCAGACAGCGTGGTAGACGACTTGACGGCATCGTCAATGGCTTCGTGAATTTTGCTCAGGCTGCGCAGGCGCATCCCGGCGCCGGGGTCCATTGAGGTGCGCCCCGCCGCAATGTCCACATTGACGGCTTTGCGGATGTCGTCCAACTGCTGCAGTGTGACCTCGGGCGGGGGCGCGGGCGGCGCGGCCTGCTTGATCTTGCCGCTGACCACGCCTGCGCCTAACGGCTTTGCGGGCGGCGCCTTGGGCTGCAGCGACAACAACTTGCGCACCGTCTCCGGTGCGGTGCTGGGGTCGAAGTCCGACAACTTGCGCCCCAGAATCGACTCGGCTTCGCCAATGACTTTGCTCATGTCGATCTTGGCGTCGCCGGCTTCCTTGAACGCTGCAGCGTATGCAGGTTCAATGACGCCCTTCTTCATTGCTTCGCGCTTGGCTTCTGCACCGGCCACCAACGCCGCCCCGGCATCTTCTGGACGCATGGGCGCAAGCGCGGAGTTCATCTTGGACTGCACCTTGGCCGCAGCGGCGTCGAACTTGGCCTGCGCACGGCCCTGCTGCGCGGCCTGTGCGGCAGCAGTTTGCGCCCGCATAAAGCCAACTTCCGTGCCTAGAAGTTCTTCACCTTGCTTTTGCAGGTTTGAGAACTGCGCGCTGCCTGCCGGCGCGGCCACCTCGCCTGCACCGGGCGCTGCGCCTGGCGTCTTGGACGGCGCGCCGCGTAGCAGCGCGAGGATATCAGCCCCCTTGCCTTCAAGTGCTTTGCGGTATGTGTCGATCTTGGCGCCCGCGCCCAGTCGAGCGAATACTTTAGCGCCCGCTTGAATTGCCGGGGCTACGACGCCGCGCCCGATACCTTCCATCAGCCCACCAACGCCGACATCTTCTGCGGCACCGAGGATGGCTTGCGGGGCGGACGTTGGGCCTTGATGATAGCCGAGCGCCGTCTCCAACGTGTCCAGCCCGCCCTTGGCCAACCCATATCCCAGACCGGCACCGCCCACAATGCCAAGAGGACCGGCAGGTGTGCCTACTATTGCGCCGCCAGCACTGCCAAGCGCCTCGACTGAAGGTCGAACCATCTGGATGGCCCGCCGCCCCATCGGCACTTCGCTGACCGCAGGTGGCGCAGCCATGCTAGACGCTGCGCCGGGAATCGGGCCCGCGGGCGCGGCAGTAGCCCGCAGCCGTCGAATTTCGTCAGCGAACACTTTCGCGTCTGCAGCATTACCGGCTGCGTCTGCTTTGATTAGCGCGGCGCTGAGTTGCTCGATGGTCGCCATGGTTACTTGTACTTGTTGAGCAGAGCGTCGATGTTAGGTGATGCGGGTGCAGACGCCGCGCCGCCACCCTGCTTGTACTCGTACGTCAAATCATACGCGTCCTTGATGGTCTGTTGCGACGTGCGGATCTGATTGATGGCGTCCAAAATGGCTTTGCGAACGCTGCCAGCGTCTTGGCGCCTGTCGAGCGCGGCAAATGCTTGCCGCAACTGCGCGCCTTCTTGGTTCGACACGTTGCCCAACGCGCCACCAGTGGGCGATGCTTGGCGCATGTTCTGCAGTTCTTGAAAGCCCCCGCGTGCGACGATCTTGTCGAACAACGCCTCGGCTTCGCGGCCTGCTGAAGTAATGCCTGGCATACGCCCCGCAGCAATGCCCGTAATGCTGCCAAGGCCCGGATGCTTGGACAGCGTTTCCAAGTCTTTGATAAGCGTGTTGGACGTCGTTTCAAACGTCTTGACGGCTGACGTGGCTTGCGGGAACTTAGCTTCGCGCTGTTGGCGCTCTTTGGGCGTCAGTCCTTCAATAGCCTTGGCGGGCGTCATGCGATTGGCAATCGCCTCTTCCGCAGACACAATGATGGTTTTGCCGTCCGGCCCCACAACCTCAACTGGCTTGTTTGGCTCTTTAGGCTCACGCGGCTGCGGAAGCGGACGACTTTCGCGGGCAATACGAACGCGCTGCGCTTCTTCCTCAGGCGACAGCAGGCGCTCTTGTCGCTGTGCATCGCGGAATTGCGCGTAGCCCGCTGCAGTCAACGGGAAGCCTAGCGCCTTCATGGCGGCCACGTCAGAAGGTGTTGCTTCTTCTTTCGGCAGTGTTTGCGCCAGCGCCTTGCCCTGCTCACGGATGCGGGCGCTAGGGCTGACCAGCATGTTCTGCACCATCTCGCGGGTGACGCCCGCAGCGGCAGGCGCGGCCAAAGCATTGACAGGCGCAGGCTGCGTCGTGCCGATGTCGGCCATCGTGCCGGCGAACATGTTGGTGGGCGCAGCGGGTGCGCTGCCCCCTAAACCAAACCGTTCGGCCTCGCGCTGGTACAACTCTTCGTCGTCCAGTGCTTTCATCCCTTCACGAGCAAACTGAACCAGCGAAGGTTCGTCAGCTTGAATGCCGGATTGCAGCACTTTCATCAACGTGGGGCGGTCCAGTTTCTGGCCACCTTGCGCCAATGCGTCAGCCGCGCCGGTCAAGAACTGTTGACGTTGCGCCGCGCGCGCCTGCCGCGCTTGTCTCTCTTGTGCGCCAGCCAAACGCTCGGCACGCTGCGCAGCCATGTTCTCGCGCTGGAACTGCATCTGCTCCATCTGCGCCTGGCGCAGCATGTTGCGCTCGGCGTCAGCCTGGCGCATCTGCATACCTTCCATGTACCGCGCCCCGATGCTCGGGGTCTGTGCAAGGATTCCAAAATCGACGGCCATGTCTTCTCCTTACGGTCCAGGCGGGATCATGCCGGGATACAGATACGTCGGCTGCGGCCCGTACATCCTAGCGTACAGGCTGGCAATGTCACCAGCACTGCGCTGGTACGCGCTGCCCTGCGCCAGCAGCGCGTTGGCTGCGGTCTGACCTTGGCCAGCCATCAGGTTGCCGACGTTGGTCGCCGTGCCGGTCAGCAGGTTGCTGGCCGACGTGCCGTACTGGCTGCCGGCTGCCGACAACTGCTGCGCGGTCGTGCCGCCGATGCCGGCCAACCCAGCCAGTCGGTTGTACTCATCCGCCTCACGCTGACGCAGCGCGTTGTAGCCGGTCAGGCTGCGGTTGTACTCCTCGGCCTCGCGGGCGCGCTGGGCGTTGTAGCCGGTCAGGCTGCGGTTGTACTGCTGGTTTTCCGCGTCGCGGGACAAACCTAGCCCCGTCAACGCGCGGCCATACTGCTGCTGCTCTCGCTGCGTGGCGGCGTTGTATTGCGTCAAAGAGCGGTTGAATGCGTTGCCAAACTCCTGCGACCCCATCTCTTGGCCGTAACGAGTCAGCGCCTTGCCCGTGCCGCCGCTAAGCAGCCCACCGCGCGCGGCCGCGCTGCGCTCCAGCGCTTTCATACCCTCGCTCAGACGGAACCCGTAGCCAGGATCGGCTTGCATATCCTCTGCGCGGAACTTAAACGCCTCTGGCTGCTGACCTGAATAGTCAAGCGTCGGAATGTTGCCGCCGTACTGAAACGCTTCGGGCTGCTGGCCAGCGTACTGAAACGCCGGGGGAATAGAGCCTGTACGCTGCTGCATCTGCGCCAGCGCATTCGTGCCGGCTTGGTAGTAGGGCTGCTGGCGAGCAACGCCCTCCTCGTACATGCGCTGCTGCAGCGCCAAGGCATCCCTCTGCGCTTGGTACTGCAACTCGGCAGCGCGCGTCGTGGCCGCACCAGTAGCCTCCGCTGCGTTCTCAGCAGCGTTGGCGGACAGCACGCCGCCGATCAACGACGAGGCGGCGGGGATGATGAAGTTGAAAGGGTCCACAGCAGTTGCTCCTGTTGCCGCAGCGTTCGCCGCTGCGGCGGTGGCGGCGGTAGCTCCGGGCGCGCCGATGCCGGGTGCAGCATTGGCCGCAGCCGCAGCCGCCTCGGGGGCCGCGCCAGCCGCAATCGCCGTGTCGTACGCGGTGGTCTGCGCGCCGCTCATTCCAAACTCAGCCGCCGACATGCCCGCAAAGCCAGCAGACGGCGTGATGCCAGACGCAGCAGCAGCGGCGTTGTACCCGTAGCCTGGCGTGCCGATGGCGGCTTCCAGCGCCGCAGGGGTCAGTTGCGCAGTAGGCGCTGCAGCGGCGGCGGCGGGGGCAACGGTAGGCGCGGCAGCAACAGGTGCCGCAGCAGCAGGCGCTGTCGCTGCGGGCGCAGCAGCAGTGGCAGGCCCAAACGCGCTGGCTTGGCCCAGCCCTGCGCCAAGCGCGTTTGCGCCAACAGCAAACGCTGCCAGCGGCGCCATATCTTTGGCAAACTCGCTTGATAAATCAAAAATGTTGCCCGGCTTTCTAAAGGACGCCGCGCCTTCAAGCGTTCCTGACGGGTCAAATCGAAAGAACTTATCGGCTAAAGACGTTTTAGATGGATCGTAAACGGCATAGCCTTCAATAGGCCCCGGTCCTTCACCAGTTTCCGCCGATGCGGGCTGAGAGCGAATTTCTTGAACAATAAAACCGGGGTTTTCTGCAAGGAACCTTTCTAAAGTAATTCCGCCGCTAGGCGCGGCAGCAGGCGCGGCAAGCGCGTTTATCGCCGCGCCACTGGCCGGCTCAAAATCGCCGCCACCACCGTCTTCTTGCATTAACACACGCAAATTGTTCATGCGAGCCATGATTTACCTCACCCGATGCGCCAGTTGGTGCCGTCGCTGTACACAGGAACGCCGTTAGCCCCGCCAGCAGCCACAATCGACGCGAACGTCGTAGCATTGGCGTCCGTCACAAAGGCCCGTGCCCCCGCGCCTGCGGTGGCCGCAGCAGGCAGTGTAGCCACCGTCAGCGTGCCGTGATTGAAATACTTGACGCTGAACGTGAGCGTCAGGCCAGGGATGCGGAACGACGTGACGCTGGAGTTGCCGAGCGTCACCTCGTTGCTGACCGTGGCCGACGACACGTCGGCGTCAAAGCCGATCACCGTGTTGTTCGACCCCGTGGTCAGCGCGTTGCTGGCTTGGTAGCCGATGGCCGTATTGTTGGCCCCTGTGGCCAGCAGCAGCGCGTCGCTGCCCACGCCCGTATTGCCCGAGCCCGACAGCGCAGCGTTCAGCGCCCGGTAGCCGATGCCGGTGTTGTAGTTGGCCGTAGTGGCGGTCGTCAGCGCGTTGTAGCCCAGCGCGGTGTTGTAGTCGCCGCCCGTGTTGGCGTCCAGCGCCCCGGCGCCGAACGCCGAGTTCTGGATGCCGTCAGTGGTCGCCGTCATGGCGTCGTAACCCACTGCAGTGTTGTTGGTGCCGGTCGTGTTGGAGTCCAGCGCCGTGTTGCCCACCGCGACGTTGGTGGCGATTTGGTTGCCGCCCTGGCCAACCGTCACACCCACTTCCTTCGTCAACTCATACGAGGCGTAGATGTTGTCGTCCGTCTTGATCAGTACGTTCGTGGACGTCTGCAGGATGAACTTGTACGCCGCGCCTGCGGTCAGCCAGATCTGCGCGGGCGTGCGGCCTGCGCTGTTTAGCACAATGGGGTTTGTGTTGTTGGCCGCCGCCGTTGAGTCGGTAAACGTTGTTGCGGGTGTGGTCGTGCCGGCGTCGTAGGTGTAGATCAACCCACCGTTGAGCGGCACGCCGTTGTTGTCGAAGAACTGAGCGCCTGCGCCCGCGTACAAGGAAAGGCTGATCGCCATAATGCCCTCTTACTGTTGGATCTGAGTGACCGACACCCACACAGAAGCAGCGGAAGGTGCGTAAGCTGTAGCCGCCACTGCCGACAACGAGAGCGTCGTATCGTTGACTGCCCACATCAACTGAATGTAATCGTTTGCCGCCAATGAAACGACTTCAGACGTTGATATTGTGGCGTACCCGTTGTTGGAGTCAACTGACACGATAGCGGTGCTGTGGGCCAAGTTGGTTGCGCCGTTTAACCGATACCAAAACCGCGCATTTTTTGATGACGAGCTAGTGGACGATAACTGAAACCGAGCCGAAAACTGGTATAGGCCCGACTGAGGAACTTGAAGTCGATCAGTTGGCGAGCCAGTCAAAGTCACGCCGCCGGCGACTTCAGTGTTGGTTAGTGCAATCGGGTACGCTGTGTTGATGACCGCCGCGCTCAGGTTGGTGATGCGGGTGAACTCGCCGTAGTATGACTGCTGTTCAATCGTGGGCCGCACAAAGATGACGCCCGTCGTGGCGCTCTTGATCAGCACGGCGGCCAGCGGGACCACGTTATCAGGTGCAGTTGGCTTGACGTTGGTAAACGCACCCGCAACCGTAGGGCTGGCGTACAAAATGTCGCCGACGTTGAACGCGCTAGTGTCAATACCGGCAACCTCGCCCCATACGCAGCACAGCCCCGTCGACCCGCTGTCAGGTATCCGCTCGGCCAAAACGCCAAGGATGTACAGCGTCGGCGTGCTGCCGTCCGCAAGGTACGGGGCTACCGACAGCGCGTCGTTGGAACCCACGCCCGCAAACCCCACCGCCGTGCCCTTGGGCATCGTGACGCCAGTGCTGTTCTGCACGACGGTGTACTGCCGCAGCGCAGCGTCCTCAATAGACGACTGCAGCAGTTGGAAGAACCGGAACCAAGCGCGTGTGGTCAGCGCCCCTGCGTCTACCAGCGGGTCGCGTGATGCCGGTACGCGAGGGGCGATCTGCATGTCAGGCGCGGGTCGGACTCATAAGCACTTCCGCGCCCATGATGGCGATTTTCACAGGGTCCGTGCCGCTGATCTCATACACGCGGTCGCGCAGCTTGAGCGTCATGCCCAGCCGGCGCCAGAACACCCGGTGGCCATACTCGCCGATCTTGCCCATGTTGGCCCAGTGCTCGTTTGACCAAGTGTGGCCGCCATCGTCGCTCCAGCGCAGCATGACTTTGGGGTCAACGCCGAGCACGGTCGCGGTGTTGACGGCGCTGATGAAGTCGCCGTTCTCCAGTAGCATAAAGTCGCCGTCTTCCAACAGCAGCAGGAAAGTCTCGGAGTTCAGCACCCCCACGCCCGACTCGCAGTCAAGCTGCAGCGTGTGCTGCGCCGTGCGGCGCAGGTTGTTCTGGCCAGGTGGCAACGCCCGCCACGAACGCAGCCACCGCTGCACCTCGTTGTTGTCGCTGTAGACGTCTGGGTCAAACGCATAGACCAAGCCGTTCATCCAGTCGCCGACGACAACCTCGCCGTTGAAGTTGGCTTGGCAGTTGCTGCGGTGCCGCACAAACTTCGTGCCGTCCCAGCCCGCACGCTCATGCCATGAGTTGGTGCTGACGTCGTAGCACCAAGTGGCGTTGGCGGTCGGGAACGTCAGCACATAGTACGAGTGGCCGTCCTGCTGGTACGAGTAGCCGATGGCGTCGTTGAGCACGCCATACTTCTGGATCTGCCACTCGACAGCGTGCGTGCTGATGCGTTGAGCGTTGTAGCCGTTGTTGCGGTAGACAATGCCGTTGCCTCGGGCGTCAGCCCCCAGCCAAAACACCGAGTTGTCCAGCTTGGCCACGCTGTACGGGGCCAAGCAACCGACCTCCATGAACGCACCTGCGATGCGCGCGAGCGGAAAGTCAGCCAACCCGGCGTTGTACCAGACCTCGACCGTGCTGGTGCCAAACAGCCACACCTCGCGGTGGTTGACGTTCAGCGCCACCACATCGTCGGGGTTGCCCTCGGCGCTGGCGAAATCCAGCGGGTCAACCTGCGTGCCGTCGTTGAGCGACGTCACCCAGAACCGTTGGCTGTCAGGCTGGTTGAAGACAAAGTAGCCGTCAAGGTAGCCGACCGTCACAGCGCCGGGGAAGTCCGGGTCTGTGATCTGGCCAAAGACCCCCGTGTCGGCGTTGTAGATGAACGCGCTGGGGTTGCACGCAATGAACAACTGCGTGCCGTTGTCTACCATGCTGACCGGGCCGCTGCCGTTGATGTAGCCCAGAAACGAAACGTCGTTGTTGCCGCTGACGCGGTACATCTCTCCACCAGACGCGACATACAGGTAGTCGCCGAACGGCCACAGCCCGCGTATCGGCCCCTGCCCCACCGTGACGACCGAGCGCAGGCCAGCGCACCGCTGCAAAAACGCTGCCTCTTTGCCTGCTTCCGGCACGATCTCGGGAAACA